TAACTTGAACGTCGATACCCCCGACGTCTTTAAGTATCTTTTCTTTGCTATATTCATCTAATAGCGATTCAGAAAAAGTCATTCCCGACACTCCAAGTCTTTCACCGAACTTCTCCATGCCTTCGCCCAGCAGTTTCATGTTGAATAAATATTCAGCCCCTGCTTGGTAAAAGCCATGAAAACTTGCATTCTTTTGCTGAAATCTTTTGCCCAGCGCACGATTCGTATCATGATATATTTGGTATATATCTGCATCAAAGTCACCAATCATGAAGCGTGACATATCCATACGCCCTTCATAACGCAAGGATTCTCCAGTCGCATTAGACATAGTAGCTTCTATGTTTATCTCAGGGAACCTTACAAGCCCACCACCATGTTCACCATACCTTGAGTGTTGTCGCAACATCCCTAAGAACATTCGATCGATCTCGTCTCCCACGGTACTTTTTACGTCTTCTCCTCCACGATTAACCATTAGTTCTTCAAGATGTCGACCTTTTGTACTTTCAAGTAATTCTTCGAATGATTCAATCCTGCCCTCCCCTAAGTGCGCTTCAAGATTTTGTAAAACGGAAAAAGCTTTTTTATCTTTTAACAACTCGCCTTGTCTTGCATCAGACAAATCCTCCCAAGACTTCTTATATTCACCAGGAAGATCTTCATAAATCTGATTCATTTCCGCCTGACTGAGCTTCACCGATCTTTGATCAAAGTCTTTAAGGTTGTTCTCTTTTATATTCGCTTGTCGAAACTCTTCTTCAGTTTGAGAGCTTGCTGCAAGATCATCCATTTCTTTTAAAATGGCATCTTTTTTAGCAAGAGTTTGTCTATACAAACTTTGATCCTTGTGGGCTTTCACCCCTGCTTGTGAAGTTGTATCGTTTAGGCTCTCTAATTCTGCAGTTAAAAAATCCAATCTTTCCGCAGCTCTTTCAGTCATTTTAAATGTTTTTATAACTGGTTTCGTTTCGATATACTTCCCCTCATCATCAAAGAAGTTCTGATTGTAAATTACTTCTCTGAAATCACTTGCTGGAGATGATGCACCTATTAAGTGTGACGTAGCTTTACTTACGCTTTGATGAGGCTTACCTTCCCCTACGTTATCTTGTAAGTACTGAATTATTCCTTTTTTGGGGTCAGAGTTGGTTCCATAAAATCCATCTAACTCTGGAGTCGAGAGCCCTTGAACACGTCTGCTCTCTCTGTAGTCATGCAATGCTTCAGCGGCTATCCTTTTGTTAATATTCATATGTTTCGAAGACTCTTCGCCTGTTGCGTCTGTTTCAATCTTCACGGTCCGCAAATCCTCTAATTGCTTCCGCAGTCCTGCTTGGCCCTTAATGTCCTCAGCACTTTGCAGCTTAGTAAGATTTGCCCCATGCTTACGATAGTCCATATCCTCGCCTTCTAGGCGAAGAGTTGCATCCGCGATTCCTGATTCTGCGGTTGCTTTTTGTTTAACTAGCGCCTTTATTTTAGCTGTATTCTCAGAGGTCGTAGGCTCAGCACGCAACTTTGTTATTTCTTTGTCTATCTTGCTTACTTCTGATTCCAGGCTAGTAACGCTACCACTTATTGCCTCTATCTCTAATTGCCTTCTTAGAACGTTGATGGTTTTTGCTCTTTGCAAAAACTCAACAGGATTCCTTGGAGCACGTCCAGCGACATCGTCGTAAGCCTCTTTAAGCTCTAGCCCTGCAACTCTTTGATTCAGTTCCCAATTGGCAACTTTAAGATCGCCTTCTCGAGTTAAGGTATAATCTGTAGCCCATAACTGTCTTGCTGAAACCTTGCCTCTTGCTTCGTAGCCAGCATCGCTTTTATCAGTCTTAAACCTTCCATCATTACTAACAAAGAAGTCACGAGCATACTTGTTCCGTAACTCTCGGCCATTCCCAGAAGGGATGTTTAGACCTGCGGCTTCTTTTTTTTCTAACAAGTGTGTAGCTATCTCGCGAGCTTTTTCAAGTTTACGAACTTCGGCCCGTATTTTTGTTTCTTCTTCAGAAGAAAGATTTTGACCTAGCTTTGCCTCCAAGTCTTGCATTCTCTGCATAGCTTCAAGTCTAACCTCATGCAAGCGAAGCATTACGTCACCAGTCTTATGCTTATTAATAGTACTTGCACGAACCATTTCTAGTTTTCTATGCAATGCATTTGAGTAGATTTGAGAACTTCTTCCCGTAAGGGAAGAGAAGTCCTCTGCTCCACCTTTGTTCAATGCCAAATTGATGGCACCAACTTTAGTTAATTCATCGCTTGTGGCTTCCCTTATATTGCCTAGAAGAGCTTTCTTGGCGCCTTGATTGGCATTTCTAGCGTCAATATCTTCTCGCAGCTTCCTGAAAAACAACTCGTCCTCTTCTATAGATGCTTTCATCTTAGGGTCTGCCGTTCCAACTCGTTTCTTTCTAGTGCCTCTTACTTCCTTCCCGTCCTTGTCTTTATAAGTGTATTCTTCTTCAATAAGGCTTCCATCAGGATTAATTGCAAGGTCTCCGCTAAGACGCGTATAAGCATTCTCTTTAGCTGCTATTAAACGTTTTCTTTCGGCAACATATCTCTCATACGAATCAAGATTTAAATTGTTCTGCTTGTTAGCGTTAAACAATGCTAGCCTTTTATCGGTAACCATTTTTCTACGAGCATCTACTTGAGCCCGCACACCTTCTTCATTTAGAAAAACACCTCGGTACTCTTTAAAATATTTAAACATTGCATCTTGATTGCCTTGAGCAAAATCGTAACGCATCAAACTCACTCCAGGTAAAAAGTGAGTAATAAATATGTTCGGATTTCTCATCCCCAAGCCCGTTGGCCCTGTTTTTTCAGAACCATACATACCAAAGAAAAAATCTTGTAATCGTTCAGCAGTCCTTGCTTTGACTCGAGCTTTGATTTTTGCTTCATCAACACCTTGTGCTCTCAATTCTTTAGTTAAGGCCTGATCGTAAGTAGTCATTCCGTCCATAAAAGCCTGCGCGTCCAGGAAAAGGGCATAACCTTTTTTCTGGTTAAATGCATCAAGCAAGCCTTGCCGAGAAGTTTTTCCGCTCTCCCATAAGGTTGACCCTGCTTCATTTGCACCAAATTTAAACCCAGACCCCATATAGGAGCCTGAGCCTAACATATCTCCCGAAAGACTTTGCCGTATACCGCTACCAACTACACCTCCCAGTAATCGCTTACTTGTATCAAAACCCCTTAAATGCTGGTCGAACTCCTCAGGGGTTTGAGCTTCAGAGAGACCTGATATTGAGGATATCAGGTCTGTTAGGTAACGATTATATTCGCTTTCTATACCAATAGATTGTCCTGCATTTCTAATCTTAAATCCTGTAAAGTTCTCTAAAGTTTCAGCTCCAGGCAAGAAGATCTTACTTCTTCCTCCAAGTTGATCTTTGATTGATTTTAAATTGCCTTTATTTTTGATTAAATCTTCAAAATCTAAAATCTGACCTTTCTGGTTCTTAGATAAGAAACCAGAGAGCGCTTTTTCGTCTCCTTGTACAAAGCTCATTAAGGTTTTTAAATCGTCGGCACCCATAGTCGGTAAATCACCAAGACCTGAAATCATTTTTTGCATGTCGAGTTCATTTAAAGATGACAAAGACATCATGTTTAAATGCATTCCAAACAAACTGCTTGCTTTACTTTCAACACCTTTTTGACGAACTAACATAGAAGACATATATTTTGTGGCTTCGTCTGCAGACAAGCCAAAATTTGCTCGTAGAGCAGTATAGTTGTAGTTAAAAAACCTAGGCTCAACTCTAGCTAAGTTTCTGCCCAGTTCTGCATGCACTCCACCAGTAGTGCCATATCCAGCCGCAAAAACAAAGTTCGACCGCAACGCTTGGTTGAAGGCGTCATTAGCACCTATGCCAAACTTTTGAAGTCTTTGTTGCATCAAGCCTTCTTCGCCAGGCTGCCTTCCTGCATATGCATATCCAAATTGTGATCCATGCTCCTCTACGCTGCCCAAAACATAACCTAGAGCTTCATTTCCCAATACGTTTTGACCTACCTTTACTGCAGTTTCTACTGCTGCATCTAAATAAGCTCCACGCCTATGCAACACTGATGCTTCTTTTAGCGAACCATATCCCGTTCCATACAAACTATTAATTCTACTAATGTAGTCGGCTTCCTGCTTAACCTTAGAGTCCATAGCAGACAGTATAGCTTGCTTCTCTACGCCACCCATTTCCAAGGCACCAAAAATACCACTGGTTAAGTTGTAAACCGACTTTTTCAGCTGGTCTGTACTTGACAATAATGTATTGTTTAAATTTCCTCCCATAGTAGTAAAATACGAGCGTTCAACACTAGTGCCTAAGGTGCTATTTATAGCATTTAGTTTTTGTGTTAGTCCGCTGTCCGTTAACTCCAAAGTTGTATCTTTTACAAGCCAACTAAACAGTTTGGTATTCATATTAACATTATTCATTTGACCGACAGTAAAGAATTTATCTCTGCCACTGCCAGCCCCGTGCTCGACTAAACTAAGTGTAAATCCCTCCATCCCAGCACGTCTCTTTATACCACTAAAGTCAGAATCCAAATGACCCAACAAGGCGATGCCATCTCTATTACCATATTTTTGAAAGAATTCATCAACCCCTATATGGTGGTAAAGACTACTGTCTGGAACTGCAACACTTCCGACCATAATACCTTTTTTTCCCTGGCCTTTGGCATAGCCAGTTAACTCTTCCATTAACTTAGTATCAGCCAGTCCTGACTCAACTATTGTCTTAGGCATAGAAGTTGAAGTGGTTACTCGCCCTCCAAAGTAAGAAACACCTTCAGCCAGACCCAAGGTTTTTGTTGCAGCGTCTCCCTTTATGAAAATACCTGCTAAGTTAAGCCCAACAGTACTTCCGGCGCCTTGTGCGTTTACGCCAAGAAGTCGTCCAGCCTGTGCATTGGCGACCATAGGTAAATAGGCTTTTCCAAAAGTTGCTCGAGCGTCAGTCCCACCCAAGCCTTCTATTGCTTCATAGCGGCCAAACATTTGCCCTTCACGAGCAGTTTGAGGAAGTAAAGCTCTGTCTAATCTTCCATAGGCTTCAATAGCGTTAAATGGATTTATAGCTCTTTGTCCTCCAATTGTTCGAACTCCAATGTTACCAAAAAGTTTTGTTTGGTCCTTATTGAAAGGATCATCGTATCTTGCTGTCATAGTTTGGGCTGCATTAACACCTACTAGTTCTTCTTGAAAAAACCCTAATAGATTTTTAACTACATCTTTTTGTTGTCCATAGCCAAATGTTTCAATCCCTGTTACTACTGCATTGGAGGATTGCATAGCTCGAGAAGCTTTTAAATTACTATACAAGTTCCTGGAAATGAGACCAGAGTACTGATTGCTCATGGTCCTTGGAGCGTCTAGTCCAAAGTTCCTTTGAAACGCTGTCAAATCATTTATTTCTCGTTGAGACAAGCCAGCAAACCTTCCAGGGTTTAGTGCCAGTATCTCTTCAAAAATGTAAGTGTTAAAATCTACTACTGCCCCGCCAGCTCTAGCTTCTGCTAGCGTCGTATATTTTGATGAGGAAAGGTTAGCACCCCTAAGTATCTTATTGGCTTGTATAATATCGTTTGGAGCAACATAACTCGATCCCCCTAATTCTTCTGTTGCACGATATATAGTATTTCCAACCTCATCTGTTCCCAAGAATAAAGGCACGTTAAAGACTTTGTTGTTGTTTAATTTTACTTGTGCATATAATGAGGCGGTTGAACCGCCCTCGTCTATTGCTCTTAAGTTTATGTTGGCTGTACTTCTGCCAAAGCGTTTTTTTAAACGATCAAATCTGTCTGTTATTACACCACGATTACTGTTTGTGTTTTGATGAAAATAATCATCTAAATTGTTCATGCTTTCTATATGCTTTTGATTAGGGATGCTAGTGAATACTTCTGATTTTCTACTGGCATCAGCAAATAGCTCGATGTTAGATATGTATTTTTGATAATGTTTTCCGAATCGTTCTAAACTTACGTCATTACTAGAGAAACTATCACTAAAAAACTTTGTTAATGTTTGCTTGTCTTTATTCATTAGGACTTCGTCTACTTTGTTGCCTGTAGAGTCGCTTACAGCATCATACATTCGCCTTATTGCATCATCAATGTCAGTGTCATTACCAGACATTATCATATCGTCTTCTCTTACTGCGTCAAACAATGCACTGAAGAATGCCCTCGCCTCATCAACGTTTTTTATACCGTCATCTCCTGAAGGAAAATAGCTTTCTATTTCACTGGCAAAGCGTTCTCTTAGATTATCAATAGCTAGTTTTTTTGATCGATTCATTGATTCTTTCAACACATCGACATTGCTTCTTAAATCTTCTCCAACTTGGCGCATCTCAGACTTTGTACCAGCCTGTTCAGTAATGGTTTTTGTAGCTTTTTTAACCGAATCGATACTATCAGCATCGATATGTTTATATCCCAAATATCCTAATAGTGATGCGGTCGTAAAGCCTTTAAGGACTTCGTTTCTTTTTTTATCGTTACTCATACTATCCTCTTATGTTTTGTGAGAGCATAGAAGACATCTCTTGAGTGCGATTATCTGAAAAAGATAAGTGCGCTCGACTAACATCATCATGACCTTGAGAAGTATTAAATATATATCCAGAAGAATTCAAAGGCTGTGTAGCTGATCCTCTTATTATTGCATTTCTTAAAGACCGTCTAGAAGGACCAAAACCATTATACATAAACATCTCTGACCCTTCTAGATAGGGCTTTCGTGAAGCATTCCTTACCTGTGAGTTCCACGTATCGTAGTCATGAATATCTTCACCCAAAGAAGCTATATATTTAACCTTTATATCATTTATATCAACATCCTTATGCCATCCAATCCAATCAGCTTTTGGTGTTGGTCCAATTTGCATTTCTTGTTGAATTTCACTAAACCGTTGATACATATATTCTTCATTTAAAATGGGCTTTGCTGAAGTCAACATACTAATGTCTTCTCCAGAATCAATTCTACTCCATACAGCTTCATACAGGTGTGTCTGGTCTTCGGGTACTAATTCCAAAATGCGCTCTCTGTCAGAGCCTGTTGCGTGCGCAAAAGCATCAAAGAATCTTTTTTCTTGTGTGGGTAAGGCCAAATACATAGAAAGAGCATCACCTTCAGGGTTTACGCCTGAACGCGTCCTAGCAGCCAAACCAAGAAATCGTTTTTTATCTTTAGGACTTTCTGCAGTTTCGGCTAGTCGCATATATTTAATAAATTGCAACTTATCAAAATGAGCATCGACATCCTCTCTTTTTTTAACATGAGAGGGCTTTCCGTCCCAACCTAAAAAGTTTGCCGCTGAATACATAGCTGGACGAAACCAATCTCTAATAGGAGCATCCCAGAAAGAATTGCTTGTATTGTAAACTCTTTCCATTTCGTATGTCTCTATACTGTCTCTGGTGTGACCTAATAGCTTTGAACTAGGTCTAAACCCTCCTGGAATTAAATTTTCGACTGCTGCAGACCCGCGCCTCAAAAGTTCTGTTGCACCTAAATAGCCACCAGAAATAGCATCAGAAATAAAAGGTAATTTAATTGCATTTTCATGAAAGATATCGTCTCGATTCGCAGCTAATCTTTTTTGATGATATTCTGTTACGTCATCAAAAATACCTTGTTCATGCTCTGTTAAGGCACCTCCAATTTTCCTTTCCATCAGCTTTTGCCTTAGCCTGATAGTTTGTCTAGATTGAGGAGCTACATCAGCCAATATCTTGTATTTATGAATATCAGGATAATCTTCAGGATCCAACCCTGCGACATCAGGGTTTAATGCTTCGTAACCTTTTCCTGGCAGCCTAGCATATCCACTTGCTATCAGATGATAGGGGTCTCCACGCTTTAGCCTCTCAGGTAAGTAGGAAGGCATGTTGTTCATTATTGGGTTGTAAGTTTCTATTTCCGCTCTTGGGCGAGGAAACAACCTACGTATAGGCTCAGACAAGAATCCAAACCCACCCAAATCTTTATCCCAGTAAGACTCTATTGTAGAGTCCATCATATTTGAATTTTGCATCAAATATTGACGAGTCCCTAAGACCTCCCTTCCAGTAAAAACTTTTTGTAATACATTCTTAGCATAACCAGTCAACCCCTCGATTTCTCTAAAAGTATATTGTATAGCGCCCAAAGTATGCATTCCAGAATAAGGACTAGTGGGCACGCCAGGCCCTTGCTCTCCCATGCTAGGGTTCGAACCATAGCCTTTTAAAAAAGCTATTTCTTTGCCCGAAGGACCTTCTCTGTACAACTCTTCTTCATGCATTAGTTTCGTAGGCTTTATTACACGCCCAATAGTAGCAGACAAAAGTTTTCCTAAAACTGGTACATCTTCGAAAGCTGCCCCAGATAACGGGTATGGTCTGTTATGGTAATTTTTTTCTTCTAGGTGGTAAGTGAAATTCTTCAGAAAGAATTTAGTTAAAGGAGAATACTCATCTGTTTCGTCTCCCCAAACTGAACGTTCTTGCGCTTTTGTCATAAAGCTGTGGTAAGCATGTGGGCGGAAATAAGAAGTTTGACCTCCGCCATAAGGCGTTCCACCGGCTTCCCACCATCTTCCTTTTTTAACTTCAACTAGCTTATCCCCTGAATACATTGCTTTTAATTCGTCAGGATCTTCCATCATCCCAAAAAAAGCACCTGTCATCATTTGATGCAAGAAGGTAACTCCTAATGCCAAAGCTCCAAACCTCTTTACGATAGGAGAAGCATTTAGTCCTTTTGCTACTTCTTCGTATGTTTGCAGAATGGACTCCCCTCCTACCGTTTTTGTTGTTGGCTTCCCGCCTAGCTCGATGTCAATTTCTCCCGTCATGGTGGCACCAAAAAACGAATGATAAACTTCAGCACCAAAGATTTCTAACCTTCTACCAATTTTTGATAATATATCCTCCCCTGTATACCTTTGGTTGATTTCATAAACACGTCTTAGCAAAGACTCGTTAACTTCGTTTCTAACTTTAGTTGCTTTATAAACTTCTGATGATTTAAGTTTCGCTATTTTGATTTCAAAGTCAGCAATTTCGTTTTTAATAAACCCGATATCTGCGGTCTCTCCATAAAGGCTTTTGATTAGCTCCTCGTTTGAAGAGAAAAAGCCACCTAACTTTTTAAGGTCTCTGGAAGATAAAGAATTGACATTTTTCCCTTCTAACATTTTGTCTAGTCTCTTTTGATACTCCACAACTCTAGAATCCTCTGCTCCAAGCTCTAGTATCTTGTCAGCAAAGGGATTTAGTTTTTTAAACAATTCGCTTGGGTTAGCATGAGTAGGATACAAAATATCAAGCAATGGACCTTTGATAAGATCTTTTGGTAATGCTGGCAATTGAATCTTTTCGCCAACACCTCCAGCAACAAAACCAAAACGACCCTTCAGCAAATCGTCTACATGCTTGAAGATTTCTTGACCAAAGTGGAGGCTTCCCTTAGTGGAAGACTCCACATATCTGTTTCCAAAACCACTATAAGACAAAGCAGCAACGCCTAGACCTAAGTATAGTCCAGTTGTTAAGTTTGTAAAGCCAGGCAAAGCTCCTTCAATGCCTCTCCTAATATGAGAAAGGCCAGTATATTTCCCTATGTAAGATCGGCCTATATCTAGGTTAACTCCAGTAGTAGCTATCCCCTCCATAATTCCTTGGTCAAAACCAGGCATTAACATCTGGACTCCAAAAGATATCAACCCTAATTTGTTTCTTGTAGCTTCTGTTGCTTGTGTTGCTACTTTTTCATACACTTTCATCATACCAAAAGAGACTCCTGCAGATGCAACAAGGTTGCCAGCTAGACCGAATTTCTCTCTGTAATGATCGACGGTTCTTACCCCCAAATACAACCCTGCTATTTTGGTAGCCTTAAGTCCTAAACTTAAATATTGCTTGTAGAAGGTATCTGGAGTAGTTTTTAAACTGAACCCTGTCCGATCCATAACCTTCTCTAAAGTTCTTCCTAGTACAGGCATCTGGTTAAAGGTAGCCGTTATGAGCTTGTTAAAGCGATTGATACCCATAGAAAGATAACTGGCCGGGACGGCTAAGCGCCTCTTTAAATTCCCCGCACCCTGAACAGGGCCTTCAATGGAGGGAACCAACCCTATCTTTGGTTGCTGACCAGTAATATTAGACCTATAAAAATCGTTTGGCTTTTCTACTTTACCAATAACATTTTGAGCAGTACCCGTATAAACAGGATTTGTTACACTTCTAACATCTTCAGGCCCTACTATATCTAAGGTTTCAGCACTGGAGACAAGATGCATCCCAGCAACATTTCTACTCACAAGGCGCGTAGTTCCCTCTTTTGGAGCTTTTACTCTTTGCTGCTCATCCATGAGTGTTTCAGGGTCGGTTACTTTAATCCAATCTTCTTTTAATTCTTGTACGTAAAGCTGACCTCTACCAGTTTGACCCTCATCCATCTCGAAAACAAATTGATAATTACCTTTTTCTAAATTCCCTCTTACAGATTCAAATTCGTTTCTTGAGATAGTCTCTTCAAAAAGCCTTTTGGTTTCCTTGTTGAAAAGATCTTCTCCGAAAACTTGTCGCCTAACCATTTTGTTTGGATCTGCAACCGAAGGTGCTTGTTCCAGCCCTAAAGCGGCTCCAGTCATTTTATAAGAACCAAGCTCAGCCAAGCGAAACGTATTCAAAAATCCCATTGGGAATCTATTTAATACATTCCTAACGGTTTTTAAGCTTGTGTCAAAATAAGTATATTCTGAGTTTGGATATCTTTGAGTAGCCAGATATCCCGCTCCTGCAGCTCCACCAACGTAAGGCGCCAAGGAGGCGCCCAGTTCAATCAATGGATGCATCTCAGGCTCTGCAGTAGCGGCGCTATAGTAAAGCCCTCCAGGGCCTTGAGAAGTGTACATGGCTAGCCTTTTCTTTCGTCAAGCGATTTTAAATACTCAGCTTTTAACTTCTGCCTTTCTTCTTGCAGAAACTTTTGTTCTGCTTCTTGAACTTCCCAGTATCCTATTTCTTGTTCCATTTTTTCTACATTATGAACTACTTCTTTTTCTTTAGAGGGTTCTTTTTTAGGTGAGTAGAGTTCGTCGTAAATTGCTTTCAGATCTACTCTTTGGAACCCTTCTTTTGTTTTTGCTAGTTTGTTTTCAGCACAAACAAAGTTGTAGATAAAGTCTTTTTCAGTCATGGACTGTATGTCTTTTGGAGTGTAACTAACAAAAGCTGTTAAGATGACAATCTTCATATGCTCATAAATTGAATCAGAGTTTAGCTCTTCTCTTTTTTGGGCAATTTCAATTAAAAAATCTTTTCCTTCTTTGTTGCCACTTAGATAATATATTAGGTTTCCAGCAGTAATTGCATGCCCTGCAAGAACATTGTAACTGATGTTCTCATATTTATAATCGCTGCAATAATTAAATATTTCTTCATAAATAAAGAATGGCGCAATAACACCATTGTTTAATAGCTTGTTAAACCTATTAAACTCTCCCAGCGTTAATAGTCGAAAGATATAGCCATTATAATCAAAGTTAATTAAATATAGCTCTTCTTTCGAACTTGCGATTTCCCTTAAGTTCATAGTTTATCTTAAAGCTGAGTTGTTAAGAGCATCGCTTGCTGAGGGGTTAGAAACCCAGAGTTCAATAAGATCATTTGATATAATGAATCAATAACGCCAGCCTTGCAATACTCTAGCCATTGATCGTCTATCTTTGGGTACAAAACACAGTAAAGAACAACCTTCTCTTTTAGTTTTTCTTCTACTTCGTCACCAACAGATCCTGATTCTTTCAGTCTATTCATGATGTCTTTTATTTTCTTCCATTCACCTCTAGTTAGGTGATGGTATATATATATGTCACCTTCTCCAAATGCCATAACATGTATGCCGTTTTTACCATACTTCTCTTTCCAGGCATTTATTGTCTCTTCACTGGGGGCGTCAGAATCAGCTGAAAGCAATTCTAAAATTTGGTCTTTCATTTCAGGAACAGGTGCTGGTGCTTGCTCTTCAAGAATTTCAGCTTTATCATCAATGACTTTCTGTTCTAGCATTTCGAGCTCTTCTTCTAAATTCATTTTAACCTCTTGTTTTGGTTTCTTTTTGGTTGCTGTTTTCTTTTTTGCTGCTTTTCGATCAGCAGAGAAATTGATAATTTCTTCTGGCTCTTCTGGCTCTTCAATTGAGTAAACCTCTTCTTTTGAAATAGGTAGAAACGCAGATTTTGGTAAAGACTTAATTATATTCTCAGCAGTTGGAGAACGCTTTTTAAAAGCATTCAAAGCTTTATCGTCTAAAGGTTTTCCAAAAACTACAGTGTTGTCATCTATTCTTCTTCCTTCTAAACCCATTGTTCGTTAATCCTCTTTACTAATTGCAATTGATAAGTTTAGCTTTTAGGGACTACATGTCTCCCTAAAAAACCATATTCTTGTAGGATTACTTGCTCATTTACCTGAACGGTTTGTCCAGAGGAGATTAACCCACAATGTTTAATTACCTGATTTTTCTCGTTATTACTACTAAAAATTATTTCAATATCAAATAAAGGGAATAGGTAATTCCCTACTTCAACCGCACTATAATAATGATTGTCATCTTCGAACCCTTTCCCGAGCATGCTTTCAACAGAGAAAGGTTCTGTATAATTCACTACAAAGTTCCCTTGAACGATAACCCTTCCAGGAAGCATTGCATCATATAGGGTTGAAGCATAACCATATACTGGTTGTTGGCTATTAGATATAGAATAAGATAATCCAGCGCACTCTATTACTCTTTTTGCAGGGTTTGGATCTTCTGAAGCTTTTATTTTAATATAAACATTAGCTCCAGAAAAGTATTGATAGTTATAATTGCTCATTGAGATACCTTCAATCCGTAGAAAGATTTACGTTATCAAAATTAGTTTTCTCAATATTGAAAACATCTTGCGCTACAAATTGCATGGTAACTTCGGTTACCATGTCATTCACTGAAGTAACCATACCTTCACTTATTATATCTATTCCAGATATAACTAAATGCGCTCCTTCAGAGTATCCTCGTTTATATCCTTTTTCGACATCTCTGTAATTAGCGCTATCTCGCATTGCTGGGAGCCGATTGGAATGATCTTTTTCAGCTTTATCTTTATATCTAAAAGCGACTTCTGTTTTATAAAACAATCCAATATTAAATGGTTCTAACAAAGTAGATACAAATCTTTTTGCTGTTTGTTTGTGAACTATTTGGTAAGAATGTCCTTTGCTATTTTTATCAAAAGAAAAATTCTTACTTTTTCTTTGTAAATCTATCAAGCTAGATAATGGGTGGTCTTCAATAACAAGAAAAACCATGGAGCCAGCAATAGTCCTAATGCCCCTTGTATAACCACTAACTCCTCTATTGCCAAGTCGACGCACAGGGGACTTCGCTTCGTATATAGAATAAGATATCGTAGCAAGAGAGTCTAAAGGTATTTGAGATGGAAAGCGAGCATCATATTTTGACTTTAAATCAGCTCTAATTCTTTGACCTTCTTGCATGGAGCGCCTACCGTCGATAGGGAGACCACGGAGTGCATCATCAAACGCAGCGATTGTATGTTTATTAATAAATTTTCGGTCGTCAGTGTAGAGAATGCTATACGCCAGTGCGCTAGATATCTCAATCTCCTCTGTTTCACTACTCGACGCTTGTGTAGTCGTAAATGTAAAAAACGCATCATTTTCTTTTGGCGAATAACGCGCGTAATCATCAACATTACTATAAAAAGCAACAGCCTTACAGTCTGCACCTGAATAGGAATACTTTATAGGTACACTCATATAATTGCCTCAATAAAAAAAAGGAGCCGTAGCTCCTTTATATCAGTTACAATTATGTATTGTAAATACTATTTGAAATATATCTTAAATCAGACTATTATGTGCGTCGAGCTTGTCTAGCAGTTTTGTTGCCCTCATAAAGTTTAGCACGTACATCATTACCACCGTTCTCTACACCTGCAAGCTTAAAGCTACGCCAAGGCAAAATGGTTCGACAAACGTAGGTCATTTGGTTCTCGATTACGATATCATCAATCGAGAATCCAGAACCCTCGTTTAAGATCTCACAGCCATACAAACGCATTTGAGCAGATTGCCCATATTCATTTGCTGCTACTATAGCTATATCGAAAGGAAGAATTTGATCTACGTAGTACACAGGAGCAACAGAATAGTTCGATCCCAAGCTCCCCAGGTCGTAAATTCCAGCAGGAGTATCTATACGATATCCAGCGTTTGCTCCTCCAACTGGAGTTTCAGTACCTTGGAACTGATTGCCCCTGCGATCATTCAATGTAACACTTGAGTTGTCAGCTTGATCGCCCTGAGCGTTGTCTAGCGGACCATTTATGCTACCAAAGATTTCATTCTTATCAGCCAGATAAGACTCCCCTTGGAAAGATTCACTCATTAAAAAGTGAGTATCCATCATTAAGGAAATCATAGTTCCTGCAATACCGCGCTTACCACGAGAATAAGATACAGGGTCCACTGATCCCATAACGTATATAGGTGCTTTCTCACGTTGAATTGCATAAGATAGCGCCTGCATAGATCCTGCAGGAGCGCCATTAATAATAACTCTAATGTCGACACCAGAGTAAGAAGTATATGTTCTAGATAAATCTAAAGAAGTTGCCATTGTTAAAGCCTTTCAAATTAAATTAATTGCCAGCCGCAGGAGGCTCAAGGGTGATTTCAACAGTAATAGCTTCAATAGAGAGCGGCGGTACAAACCGTACAGAAGCTTTTAAAACACCATTAATCCTATCAAGTCTTGAGGCACTCAAAGATACATCGATTCTTTGAGCATGATCAGCCGTAACCATCTGCTTCATTACGCCATCGATAGTCTGTGTAAGAGAAGCTATTTGCTCATCCTTGAATGGACGTCCAATATAAGGCATGCAAATTCTTCGTAGTTGACCTAAGATTGCATTTGCAGCCAAGGTAGAACTGATCTTGCGATAATCAGAAGTCGGATTCGCAGCACTATAGATTGAAGAAATCACTGAGTTCTGATCAATCATACAAATACGCATAAAGGCAAGGTCATTCAAAATGGCCATGCTGGTTCTATGCCGAGGGGTCATTCCTGAAACTCTTCCGTTTACAGTTCCGATTGGCTCTGATCCAGGAGGAAGTGCATTCAACATGCCACAAATTTTAGGCCCAGCATTTACATAAATAGGATTTCTACGAGCGTTATTGCCTTGTGCCAAAACGCTTGCAGGGTCTTGAACAAGACCATAAGCTCCAACCACAACAACATGCTTTCCGAGATCAATCACTTGACCAAAAGCATCAACGGCTTCATCGTCGTCATCTATTCCATAAGGAATCTTACTAGGTAAATCGTTACCGTTAGTAAGAATGATGCCGCCGAAAGCGGCACCGCCTCTATAAGACGTATTTCCTGCAAGAAGCTTATTCCCAAGAACATTAGTGCCGTTAACAGTTACTTCTAACTTGCCATTAGAACTGACTTCATACGTTGGAGTGTTACCAGCCCAGCTTGCCAAACCGTCATTACTATTGCTTGGTGCACTTGTAGGTACGATCGCAAGAGTTTGCGAGTAGTTGGTTGAAGCCTGATATGCTGCTTGGGCAGACTGATGTAAGAAAGAGATCTCTCGAACCTGAGCTTTGGTAGCGACAAGAGTTGCGCCATGCTCAGCGGTTTGATCTGGCAAGCCTTCTTCAAATTTAAACAATTTTTTGACTACTGCTTCTGGAACGAACTGACCTGTGAGGTCATAATGAGTCATCACAAAAGGGTCGTCTGAATTCCAATCGTTGCCAGCCGTGTCTTTAGCGTCAGCTGATTTCAACCAGTTGGACAGGTCTTCTGTAGCGTTTACCAGAGAAGGTCGTAGTCGAGTCACTAACCCGTTTACAAGTGTAATAGCGGCGTTCTCATCAATCTGAAGATTAAAGAAATCGGTTTTAATTATTGGGTTAACAGAGTCAGCAGCAACACTTATATGACATTCAATCATGCCTTTTTTGTTTGCAAAGCTCTCCACGGTCGTAGCAACACCATTGCCCAACTCATGGAAATGCACTTCAACCAAATTTAAAAGATCGCCAATCGCTCGCTGGGCTTCACTGAACTGGAAGATACAAGTAGCGGCACCGCCGCCGTTATCTAAGTCTACCCTATAGGTAGGTGCTTGATCTGCAATCTCAAAAGGATCATTACGACCGAACATGTAGGAGTACTCTTGTCCGTTATGTACTACTTTCCATAAGTTCCCAAGGTTTCGTTGTGGCCAAGTTAGTTGTTCGCCTGTCGTCTTGCCAGCCAAATCAACATCAATATCAATTGACTCGATATCAGCATGACACCCTTCACAGTAGATGAAGCCGACGTTCTCATACTCTAGTCCACGATAAGCCAAGTCTGTACCTACATATCGCTTTGATACGTTTGATAAGTCCTTGTTAGACTTTCCGTTAATCTGCTCGATCTTTGCATCAGTTAGCTCATTGAGAGTCTGAACAACATCGGCGGGGGTAGTAGCTTCATAAGGATATAGCACATGAACATCTGTCAGCTGAACTCCATTAGGAGCGTCAGTAACGTGCCACTCAGCCAAGAACTTTGCGTTCGTCCAGTCAAACTCCACAATGTTGTTGAGCTCACGAAGCAAATCAAGTCTTTCGCTGCTACTGTTTTGAATAGTATTAGGTTGGTCTTTGTAGAGGAATCCGTTAGCATTATCAGCAACTTTTATTTGGTCTGCTGCTTTCAGTGCTGAGTTGGTGAGCAACAACTCACCAATAGGTAGGTTCAGCTCAATATTGAAAATGGACTCGCCTTGAGAAATTAGTTTTCTCTCAGAGTCATAAACTACTGAGACTTCGCCATCATTCCTTGTTAAGCCTAAAATTAGTCTTTGCTTAGCTAGACTTCCATCAACATAAGGCAGAAGGATCATCTTTAAAGTACTTAAAGTGTCTTTTCGATTTAAATCACTGTTCTCTTCTTGTACGAAGAGAGGAGTTACGTCAACCAGATGGTCCTTCTCATAGAAGCCTTCCGCCGTAGGACGAGTGATTGCAAAGTTAAAATTCTTTGCACCGATTCTAGAAACGATAACAGGTAAGGCTGCATCGCTCACTTTTGCACTCTGTACCATTTGTGCGATTTCTGAATCAGCACCGAATTCTCTGAATGTTAGACTCCTGTCTACATGCTCAAAGAACTCATGAATAACGCCAGTCTCTGCAGTACCAACAAAGGCTGCCGTGGATCCTGAACGTGGATCTGGAGGCGTTAAGGAACGGAAGGTACCGTCATTATAAACTGCAGTGATCTCACCTGCAATGTTTCGTAAAGTTAAATTCTGATATGCCATTATAGTCTCCTCTAGAAGATGTTATATTAAGAATTTGGTAAAATTTTAGCATCGATTAAGATTTGTTTAATAATACTAACTGCTTTTGCGTCGAATTCTCTATACCTTAAGAAAAACCTTAAAGGTCTACTGAAAATTCTTTGCCCGTTAACCGTCATGTAGTTGTCTGACAAGCGTTCTTTGAAATAAAACCTTTCGGCTCCTTTTATTTCAAAAACAAACGCAGAGTTAATAAAAAGCTTTTCAAGCCATAGAGCACGCTTGTTGGCTATCTTGTTAGAAAGTGCCCAGCAATTGAATTCTATTACATGATCTAGTGGTCGAGATTCAACCGTTATCACTTTGTTTGCTAGCTCCGGCCTTACTTCTTCATGTGAATAAGTTGCCTTTCTTTGCGGCCTTCCAGTACCCTTCTTGTTCATCATTCCAGGCTTTCTTTCTATTAGCCTGAATGTAATGACTTCGTTTCCGTAACTTGCAATAGATTCTGGTGGATATTCTTCGGTAAGGCTTACTAACGATTCTTGGTTTATTGCTTCAGACTCTTGCGCTGAATTGATTAGTTTTTGAGCTGTTTCAAAAAAAGATTCTAGGCTAAGAGGCTCTGTGTTTGGTAGAAAAACTGAATCTATATTTATATTATAAGGATTTTTAATTAAAAAATCTTTAACATTCAATTCACTTGCAACGTTGCCATCATTGTCTAGTACCGTAATGAGAATTGTCTCTTCAGCTCGTAAGTTCATTTTTTATGATTTCCTTATTGAAGGTTCTTCTCTACAATATACGGCTATGAATTCTAACCTACCGTTATCAGCTCTATACTTTTGTATCGTTTCGGGGCGATACATTTTTTCTCTTTTGTATGGTATTATTAGCTTTCCTTCTAAATCAAGACTCAATTCAATTATTTTGTCATTATAGAAAATAATTTCATCATATCTTATATAAAAAACTTTATAGTCAGTTTTTAGCTCACCGGGAATGATTCTTTTGTTTCGGTTAGCTTTCCCCCCGTTAGCACCCACCATGCTAGAGTAGGCATAAGTAAACCTTTCATCCCAGATGTATCCCTCGCCTAGACAAAACCTACATTCGTTTTCTTGGTCTGGTTCGTTTGTTAAGGAGCTGACACAAGCGCATTTTATAGTTTCGTTGGTTGAGTTTTTTCTTAAGTTTCTGATTAAAACTTTATGTCTATGTGCTATTCGACCAGGCTTTCCGTTGACGATTTTATCAAACTCTTTACGCAAATCAATTTCTTTGATTAATCGTTTTTTTACTCTTGAAGGAGCCAGCATTATTTGCGACCTCCATTGTCGTTTCTCAAGCTATTGTAAGTAAGCTCATTCCAGCCTGTGAATCCATGTCTATATTTACCTTGACCTTGCCTTCGATACTGAGAGTTTTGAGTAGGTTGAGCATAATGTTCATGCAAAGGGTTGTGCCACTCTCGGCTTTTCTTAAGGCCATTCCTGGTGGCGGTTGTCGGACCAAGCCCCTGCCCCAGAACGATACTCCCTCTTGCGTTTACTACTCGCCACCATTCATCTCGCTCTTCTTTTAGCTCGTCAATTAAGTTCTTAAGATTATAGTCAACACCCGAGCCCTCTTCTATTAAGAGGTCTCCCAGCTGTTTGCTCTTGCCGGAGCTTGAAGGATTAATAGGCATGCTAAACAACTTTACAGCAGTATCGTACATAACGAAACGAGTTCTAGCGTAGTAATATTCATCGCTAACAGCGCCTCTGGAAGTGATACTATCAGCCTCTAAGGAGGCCCAATGTATACCTAAAGCCATAGTATCGTCTGGAACTAAGTCTACCCAGCTGCCCATCTCCATTCTTAGCATTTCAACTGAACAGTAAAAGGGATTATACTCTGTTGAAAAACTAAACATCATGTCTTCATCTAAAGATTTTTTACCATCACTAGACTTAACTCCACTAAAGATATCCACTACGATCAGTTCGTTAAATTCTAAGCCAAACTTAATGTCCTCTAAGATTACTTTATCCTCTACGAGGATCTTTTTAATATAGGTTTTTACAATATTATTTATGGTGGCTCGCCATTCAAACTCCCATGTGCCTACTGCGGTTAGTTGGTACTCCAGGTAATAAAAACCTACTTCTACTTTTGTATGATTGTTTACAACAACATTGTTTCCTGCTGGATCTGTTACCGAGACCTCTAACGCTGTGGGGTCTATAGGGTCGTTGCAATCTGTAAAAAGCATCTTTATTTTATAGGTATTGTTTAAAGAGTAGCAAGGGGTTGCATAGTTTACATTTGGGGCTAGATTTTTTAAATTTGACATAACAACCTTACAATTCTACGATAATTTTATTATCTTTTACTGAAATTATTTTGTACAACAGTCGTTCTCTCTTCATGGCACCTGCCTTATAATTAAAGCTGCCACTAACGGGAAAAGCCGTTAGCTTTATAGTATCTTGAGTAACAGTAGTTGCGTCTATATTTTCATTAAAATATATTATTATAGTTTTTAAATTTAATTTATTATTTATAGAAGTGTCGTAAGGCTCTATTTTTAATATCTTCAATTCCGTATCTTCTGAGGCTTCTCCGCCCAAGCCTGGAATCAGGTTTGCGCCCAGCCCTATTGGGCTGGTAGATACGTTTTCAGGATAAGTAAAAGTTGAGTCTGTGGAAGTCTTAAAAGTAATCAAATAGCTTAGCGCAAGTTCTATTTGCTCATAACATTTTATCTCAAAAGTTTCGTTTAGCAGAAAATTTCCGCCAGTAAATTTTAACATTACCCCACGATCAACAGATCTCCACCTTTGGATACATCTGTTTGTACGTTCAGAATACGTTGGGTTTGCAGGCAAAGGTTCCGCTTCGTCTGAAAACCACCAAATATACTTAGCTTTAGACCCTACTCCTGCTTCTATGATTTTTAATTTCAATACCGCAGAATCTTCAAAGTTTTGAGCTGCAAAAGAGCCTCTTGAAAGAATTCTTTCCTCAAGAGCTCCAACGGAATCAATTGGGTCAAAAATAGTTCTTTCAGATAAAGTATTGTTTTTTGATAAAATATCTACGTAATCTGGCAAGCCACTCGATATCTCTTCAGAAGTGTTTCCAAGTATGTACAGTTTGTATGTTTGGTTTTCTCCTAGTACGGTTTTTGGAGTTACTTTTACTAATGTATTTTTTGTAGCAACTCTGTCTATAATGCTTTGAGTAGCAGAAGGACTATTATCATCAAAACTGTCCACAAAGTATTCTTCAAAATCACACTCTACGAAACCCTGCATTCCAGGCGACTTTAAAAAAAATGGATTCGTAGCATCAGAGGTGTTTAGACTTAAAGCTTCATCTGGTCCAGAACTCCTGTCGAAGTCTCTTCCGAATAGCACGCAGCTCTTCTTTAACAGCTTTAAATCTACACTGTTTGAAAAGGCTAAATAAAAGCTTTGGCCTACTGGAAATCCATCCTCTGAATTCTGGGGGTAACTTTTCGCTGGTAAAAAGTCTATTGCCATGAGATGCCTCTTCTGGTGGTTTTATAGGAACTTCAAGAAAATCATCGTCTTCTATTTCTAAATTAAGATTATATAATAAAGAATCATCTTCTTTCATCTTTTCTTCTAAAAGAATTTCTAAGCTAGTTTTATTCTCACCAAAATGACTCATGAATACTCCAAATAATAAAAAAGCGAAGCCGAAGCTTCGCTTAGTATACTTTATTGAAATTTATTTGCTAGTACTTTGACTAGACTTTAGTTACCGGCTTCTAGCTATTAAAGGCTAGCTTTAACGTCTGTTTCAAGTACAGCTTTCAAGGTTGCGGTTGCGTCAACAGAACCGTCCCACTCGTTAGCAGAGCACTTAATGTTCTTGAAAACACCAACGCCTTGACCTTCGTGCGCTACAGCAAAACCATAACGCTCTCGGATCTTGATCTTAACAGTCTCGGTGGTCTCATCTCGCCACTCAACAGTGGTAGCGTCTTCATCAACAAGATGGAAACCAACATTGCCGCTAGAAAGAAGGAAGATATCACCTGTCTCAGTCTCAGGGTCATATGGACAAAGAGGAGAAACAATGATCTGAAACCCAAAAGGGAAATAGGAGGGGAGTCTTGGTGCCGAAGTAGCAAGCTGGCTTCTCTCAGCGAGAGAAGTTGCCGTACCACTACTACCGATACCTGAAGTTCCTGTACCACGAGGGTTCACGATACTAGTTCCACGAGAAGGTCCACGAGCACCAATTGCGCCATTACTAAATGGATCACGAGGTCCAGGATCGCCACTATATGGGTTAAAGATTGAACCACCACCATGAGCAAGCATCATCGTGCGAAGCACAGGATCTTGAATGAAGGTGTAGTAGAACAAAGGATGCATGAGTAATGTATCAGGAGTAAATCCTTCTTCACTCATATGAGCCATAGCTCTCATCAAGTTGTCCATATTCAATGAGCCGTTACCAATAAGATTATTATTAGTATCAAGTCCACGACCAGTAGTAACTCCATAAATCGACTGCGCAGGATTCAGGTTGTCAAACAAGGCTGTTCCAAGTTGCTTTAGGAACGCAACTGCTTTTTGCTCTTTATGACGCACCAAAGCATTTCCCATGAGCTCAAGGTTTTTAGCCATAATGTCAAAGGTACTATAACGAAGCGCTTCATCAGTAAAGGAAGCAGCGATACCGCTTTTTCCAATGAACGCTGTTGAAACAGCGCCACCCATCTGGAAGTTAACTTCTGGATAGGTGCCTGATTCTTGAACGTCTCCAGCATATACGGCGCCCATAGCACCAGCGAGAATCTGAGTGTTAAGACCTCTTGCTTGTACGCGTGTGAATAACGGAGTAATTACCATTCGGGGCTCTACGGGCTCACGAATTAAGATCTCCATTGATTGTTGTAAAAGGGGAGTGATCTCTGAAGAGGAGATCGCATCCCTGTGCTTGGGAGAAAGTATATTAGCAATATTTTCCCAAGGAACAACGATCTCTGAATCGGGAAGCTCACCACGATTTCTAATCATATCTGCCATGTAGCGAGCAGCATGCTTTTTATTACTAGGAAGAGTTAACTCAGTTCCATCGGTAAATTTAATTTCCATGTCTATAATCCTTTATTAAATTTAATTATTTAATTTTAACGTTAATGATAGCGATTTCATCAGCAATACGATCGTCTGCCATTGGAGACAAAGTGATGAGATCAGAGAAACCTTTAGTTGCAGAACCAGGCATCTTAGCATCAGCGCCAAACTCAGAACCATTCCAGCCAGTGCGCACTCTATCAAGAAGGCCGCGAGGCTCTTTAATTAACTCGTAGACACGACCGACGGTATACTCTTCTTCTCTATGAAGAAGTGCAAGTGTTGCTTCAATATCTGTTTCGGCAGCACCAACTGCAATATCATTATTAAGCGTACGAACCTTAAAGTTAGAGTGTGCATCAAAAGTAACAAAATCACCAGGTCGTGCATCACCAACAAGATGCATCATCTTGTCGTCGTCGCTTGCTCCTGCGGTGTAGTCGTAAACATGAATTTTATCACCAGCTGCCATCGCTGCAGCATCGCTACCTACTGGTGCATCCTTTGCAGCTGCTGAAGCTTTGAAAAACAACATATCACCTGCATCAGCATCAAGATACCAATCACCATCTTTTGAAAGTAATTCAATTGAAGATCGCTCACGACCAACCCATCCAGTAAAAGTAACTGGAGTTCGTGACGTGTTGTTAGCAAGCTTGCCCATAAGTAAGGGCCATACTAGAACATCATCCGCATTGACTAAATGCTTGTACCTTACTAAAGTGTCAGCAGGTACGGTTCCATCGATGCCTACGCTTGTGGCAGCAACTCCAGCTCCAGCATTCAACGCAAGTACTGTCAAATCAGTATCAGCAGCGTCACATACATGAGCAACACGCATTTGAACGTCTGAGAAGAACTGAATCAAGTGTTGCTTCTGGTAATTAGTGTAATGAAGGTTTGCAGGATCGTCACCAGCCCAAACATATACGTCATAAGCTGCAACACCGACAGGAGCAGAAATAAACTTGCGCATTAATGCAAGACAGTTATCCGTATTGCCGCCAGGAGCGGCTTCACTTGGTAGCCATCCGTTTGCTAAGATAGCATCACAGAATGCTTCAAGAGTGTAGGTCACTGCTACTGCCACAAAGGTTCCAGTAGCAATATCGACTACCTTTGCTTTAACATCTTCACTTGTATAAGTGAGAAATACATCACCAAAAGCTTTAGCCTCTGCTAGGCGAAGCAAACCTGAAGGTACGATTCTTCCTGAAGCGTCAAAAGAGACAACCTTGCCAGATGAAATGGTAAAGTAATCTTTTGATGCGTCATTTTGCCAAACGACTGGAAGCCAGTTAGCGGGCTTCCACTCACCTGCTGGCACTGAAGCATTCATTTGAACGACATTGTTCGGGGTGATATTATCAATAATATCAGTACGAGTCTTAAATTGACTTTGAAAACGACTAATAGCCATATTCTTTTCTCCTATAGAGTGTTAATTAAAATTTATTAGGGTTAAATCCACGAGGTAGGTATTGAATTTTATTTTGAAGATATAAAATTGCAGCGTACTCTCCGTCGGCAATTTTAATTTGTTTATACTCGTCTACGATTTTCTGTTCAAACGCAGGAAGCTTCTTTTCCTTTTTATGCGAAATCGTTTCATCTTGACTGTGCTGAGAGGGACTCTCAATTTTATTGTCGATTAAAGCTAGCTTATCATCAATTACTTCATCAGCTATTTCTTTTTCAACATCCATTTTAGTTTTTTCTTCTTTTTTATCTAAAATAGATTCTAGTACAGTTTTGAATTTGTTTTCAAGATCGACATGTTGTTTTTGTAAAATAAGAAACTTTTCTTCTAATTCCACGTAATCGTTAGCCTTGTTGTTTTGAAGCTCTTCCACCTTGGCGGCGATACTTTCAAGTATCTCTTGCTTGGCATTGCCTGCACTAGAATACTTTTCTAAAAGTTTCTGCGCAGCATCAATATGGCTGCGACTCACCAGTGGAAAAGTTCTGTTTGGACCGCAAAAAGCAGACTCAGGCAGTTCGGATCTTTCTTCATCACTTAAGGAATTCTCAGAATTCAAAAGCATTCCTTGCAATGCTAAGTCTAATATTTCCCATTCAGAATCATCCAATACTTTCGCCTCTTCTTCTGGCGCAACAGGAGGAGGTGCTTCTGTATCTTCTTCTTCTCGTTTTTCAGAAGAAGCCTGGGCATCTCCTTGTATCTCAAGAACTTCTTCCACAAGAATCTTCTCATCAAGAGATTCAGTCTCTTTTTCTTTCATTGTAAAAACCTTCCTAGTATCAATTGCTTCGTGTAGCAGAGTAGTGTTAGGCGATGGGGGGGTAGCGCTTGCCAGATCTAAGTCAAAGTCGCCAATAGAATCTTTGCGTAATTGCTTAAAAAAGACTTTGTGTTTTTCACTAAGTCTGTCTGAATTAAAGGTTTCGCAGTTTATCTTAACTTTTATAGCCTCTTCTTTAAAACATGCATCGATGCAAACAGTACCTGTAGTGCGCAATTTCTTCATTGCTGCAGTAGAGATAGATAGTGAATGGTCAAACTTTAAGTTATCTGGCACTTCTCCTGCACTATCAGCAATCTTTGAATCTGAAAGGCCTTTTGACTTTTGAATCTCTTCCAAATTCACTACAGAATCTGTAAGAAGTATTTCGCCTACATTGCCTATAGAGCTATAGTTGTTCGAATCGTTTAGGCTGTCCATCAGTTCCATACTGATGATTTGTGATAAATCGTCAGCCGGAGTATTTACCACCGAGCCTTCGAGTACAATGAAATCGCCTGTAATAAACACGCAGGTATCGCCATCATATTGCTTCCCGTGTCTGTGCTCACACATACCGTCCTGGGCCCAATCGCTACTGCAGATCGAGCAAACGTGTCTATTGGTTGTAGAGCCTGCAGAAAAAGTTAGGTACCTACCGTCTATGAACTTCTTGATTGCGTCTTCGTCTGTAATGTTTGCTTGGACCCTCATGCGACCAAGTCCGGGCCATTTTTTATTATCAATCAAGTTGAAAGATTTCATCGTTTTGTAAATTTTGTCAGGATCGTCACTAGCAAATGCGCTTTGAACTTCTAGTGCTGCTTGGTTGGATTGTAAAAACTCAACAGCCTCGTCATATAAGTTTTGCCATTCACCACCTACGAATCTACCAATAGGCTCTCCACCCTGATCGTGATTCCTCAATATAGGTTTAGGATAAGGGCTTACTAAAGAGTCTATACCTTTTTGTTGGCCAGCTGTCGAATAGATCCTGTTGTTGATTCTGCGCCCAGAATGAGACAAGTCATACGTGATTGTTATCCCTTTTCCTTGAGAAAAGGATCTTTCCAAAATGTTGTCTATAAGTATTACCTTTTTTTCTTTAGTTAAAGAAAGGATTCTTTCGTCTGGATTGACTTGTACATAGTCATTGTATTTGATAAATTTTGACATGTTTTCCTACTTTTTTAAATTAATAATAATTATTAGTTACTGAACGCTTACTTTTCAAGCGTTTCTAATATTTTTAAATAATTTTCTTCTAATTTTATTTTTTCAAAAAGAGCGATAGTATCGCTGTTGAACTTTGGACTACTTCTTACACCTTGCTGATTCTCTGGACGACTAATATTGTTTGACAAGTTCTCAGCGCCTTTATTTCCCTGAAGTTTAGCACCCGCTACTTTCTTTGCCATCTCGGCTTTAGCTTCTTCTTTGGCAACACCTTCTTCACTAATAGACGATGCAGGCGAATTAACCAAAGCTTCCGATGCAGCTGAAAAAGGCCCCATGCCTTTTAGTAGAGCCAAGGGTTCTTGGTATAGCTTGTAGTTTGTTCCATCACGTATCTCTTCTGAGACCGGTTGCTCTCCTAATCTTTTTCTAGCTTCTTTCTCTGAAATTAGATTGTTTAGCCAAAGCTGAATGGTCTGATTCTCTTCTTTAGATTTTTCTTCCTTATCTACTGAACCGAATTTTATAGAAACCATTTTCTCTGGATTTATCAAAGCCTCGCCATAGCCTCCCTCTAGCAATAATTCTGAAATAACATAAGTTTCTATAAACACTTTTATGTATCTTTGCAAAGCTTCAATGCTTTGAATTGCAATTTTAGACAACGTGTTTGCAGTAGACCTGTTTGCTGAGTCAGCCTCGCCCATATCCATGGGCGACACTCCAAGACCAGCGTAAACGCGTTTTTTGAAATACGCTAAGTATTCTTCTATTTTCAACGCTTTTCCTTCACTACCGATAGCTGCTATTTTATGTCTGTGATCAGAAACGAATATGCCTCCCGAAGGCATGTATTCTATTTCTTGTCTAACCAGATCAGATTCTTTTATACCTTCAGGACTGTATCGTTCAGGCATGTTATCGTTACCAACCGTATAATGAAACAACGGATGTAAATTTGAATCTATCATTGTTTCAATAGATTCTTCAAGGCGCCTTAACAAAGCAATATCTTCTAGAACCGGTAAAAGTTCAGGAGTACCCATTGTAAATCCTGGTTTCTTGTTAGTATAAAAGTGAACAACGTCTTCGGGAGCGAACTCTTTCCACTGACCTGTATTTGGTTGTTCTTGCATTATCTTTTTTATCTCGCCATTCTTCTTTACTTTAAACCATAAAGTTTCAAACGGTAATATAAAATACCCAGCAACAGGATCTAGTTCTTTTCCATGCACTGTTCTTTTTTGAGCGCTAGAGGCATCTTCATTTCTAACTTTCACCCAAGCATGATTTGAATATCGAATCAAATCATGTGCTAGGCTTGACATCAACAAGTCAAAAGGCTGGCCAGACACAAGCTCTATCTCTTTTAGTCGACGCTTTAAATAATTCAAAACTTCTGTATCGTTACCGACAAATTCCCACCCAGCAAGTACAAATCGTTCAACTTTCTTTTGTATAGCTTTATATAGAAAAGAGTCAGTGTCTTGTGCAATTTGAATTTCAGTTAAATTATATTCGGGCCTGAACCAGTTCCCCCTATGCCTGTCTGCATAAGACATAGATCGGCCACTAATTTTTTTAACCTTAACTCCAGAAAGCTTTTCGGCGTTAATCGGTTTGTTTCTATCTTGCTGATTAATGTCACGATAAGATAGAGCGCTGATTGCTTTGATTGCGAGATCTTTGTTCATTTTTTTGCAGCCTTTAAATTAATCGCCAACTGGTTTTGATTTTGCTTTGCAGAAGCTTTCTCTTTTTCAAGTATATCGAACTTCTTTGCAAAATATATATCTTTTATATTAATAAATTCTATTTGCATAACAGGATGAAGATGCGTCACGTTTTCTTTATCAAACCAATCTTTAGATTTTTTGTCTTTATAATATAAAGGGGGCGCATCAAAAGTTAAAACCGCAATCGTGGGCTCGTAATATCGTCCTCGATAAGTTTTATGGTTGTCTGGCCTTCTCACTTTTTCTTCTCCTCCAACCTGACTACTAGCCCAAATTCCAAACCATGTTTTGTTGGACTCAGATACCTCTGGATAAGAAACGTGTTTCAGTATTTTTTCTTCTTCAAAAAACATTCCCGGATCAGGATAGACGAATTCGTTGAATATAGGCGCTCCCATCAAAGTCGTAGAGTTTGTAGACTTTAAGTAAATGTTTGAACTCAAACAAATACCTGGTCGAGTTTTTGCGTCTAAATAGGGAATATTTTTAGTGTTCGGCACATGATGAAAAAAAACAATTTCTTTTTTTTCTATCTTTAGTTTAGCGTACTCCTTTTTGAAATCAGGAAACTCTATTTTCATTTTTCCAAGACCATCTAGGAGTATCTGAATCGAAGATATTCTTTGTTTATCTTCTTCCAGAGAAGGCTGTTTTCGCTCAGATACCTGTGCTAAAAAATTCAACCATTTTTTAAAAGAGGCGTCTTGTTTAAAAAGACCACCAAGTCCTAAATAGATTAAATTGTTACCAACAAGACCTTCAGAATAAACCTTTCGGCCTTTAGGCTTTGCTTTTTGCTTTTTCCAAAGCGAACAACTCAAAGCTTTAAAAGGTGTACCATCGGACAATACCGTTCCTAAAGCAGTATAGTCTTCATGTATCAGATCATGCATATCACTAAATTTAGAGCTAAAAACATTTTGATAGAAATCAAAATTTTCTTCTTCGTCTACTAAAGCGTTAAACTTTGTTAGCATGGTTGGATCTTTTCCAAATCCAAAAGTTTCTATTAAAAAATCTATGTCTTCGTTTATATCAAATCTTTGAGCGAGTCTAAAGTCTAATGGTTTTTGTTCAGCAGAATTATAACTATTATATATCTCAATAAGCTGAGGCCAGATATATCCAGGATCCCACCTGTATCTATATCTTTGCTGGAAATGACCTATTATCGCTGCCCCCTCATCAATCAAATCCAACTCAACTAACGCAACATTAATAAGCCAATCCTCCTTAACGGTTATGTCTTGTGGGATAAAGGGTTTGGGAAAACCCTTTTTCCCAAGTATTACTCTCCAGATTTCATACATTAACAAGAAGGCCGCTTCAATTAAAGCGTCCGAAATGTTTGGCACCCACCTGGGGCCAATAGCTATCGTGTTTCTCACCTTCCCATAGGACTTAGGTATAGCAAAATCTATTCCGATGGTTTTCAGGTTAAAGGTCCCTGCATGCCAAGCTTTGTTTGAAATATCTACTAGCTGTACTATATGAATATCGTTTGCTGGATTGTCATCTAGGTGTCCAATCATAAAATGAGTTGAAGTTTCAGTTTTGTTTTTATAAGAAGCTAAAAAAGCACGAACTCCATGACCTAAACCATACTTGCTGTGATGTAAGCAAAACTTCATATTTTCAAAATCAAAATCTCTCTGTGAGAATACTCCACCAAGAGGCAACTCGAAGACATCGTCATGCCCCATACTTGGCCAATAATAGTTCTCTACAGATTCCAAAACGAACTTTCCATAATCCTTTATAGGAATCCAGTTACCTGCGAATAGCACTGAATTCCCATCTTGCATAAGCTCTTCTGGGTATCCTGTGATTAGTGTTTTTTCTATATCTATGCTTCCAATATTTTTCTCAGATTGAAACGCTGGAGCGTTTTTCAGTGTAGTTTCGTTTATCTTTTTTATATTAGCTTTAGTAGCTGAACTTATTTTAGGAACAACAATCTTCTCACTAATTGTAGGAAAGGTTTTCTTAGGATCACTGTCAATTTTGCACATACAACTTTCAGATGTAGCGACAACTCTTTGTACTGCGCCCCCATAGCTTGCTTCAACTATTTGAGAGTCAGCAGCAAGCCACTCGCTGATTTCTGTAAACAAAGCATTTCCTGCTGCGTCTATTTCTTTATTCCCCGTTTCAAACAGAACTTTGCCGTCACTAAAGCTAATTTTAGCTTTGCTTTTAGTTGGGGCGTCATAATCGGTATGTTGTATTTCAATTTGCTTATCTACTTTTGATCGAACCACTCCTTCTTGTGGAACTTGCTTTACTGTTACTTTTATATCAGCACCGACGATAACTTTTTCAGACTCAGTTATAGGCTCAGACAAATCTATCTTACTTACAACTCCTGCCTTCGACATATGCACTAAAAGATTATCATACAGTACAACCAGCTCATCATAAATTACTCGTATCTGCCCTTTGTTAAAAACTAATTCTTTTCCTGCTTTGATGGATTCTAGGGCTTTATCTGAAGTTATTTCTTTACTTTCAAAAGAATCCTCAGAGTATATTTTCCGATCTATTTGTAGTGGAAAGCCAGGTAGCTGAATGAGGCTAGGGTTGTATGTTTTCTTTTCTTTTACTTTACAAATCAACTGCAAAGTCTCTTCTTTGCTTATCGTAGGGAACGCATTCTCAGGCTTTAAGGATTGCATGCATTGTCTAGTGCTTTTGCTTTCTATAAAGGATCTGAACCATTTAGGGCTTTGAATGCCGTTTATCACTTCTTCTTTTGTTGTCGTGGAGGTCTGGAAACCACTCTTTTGGGCTTCTGGTTCTTCTTCTTGTATGGTGTTTGCAGCGCTAACTGGCTTAGCAAGGCTAACAGTTTTCTTTCGTATAGCTACGGGAATTTTGTCTTCAGTTGGAGGTTCTACAGGCACAACCTCTGCTACTGTTACTGTAATTGCACTCTCTGTCTCAACCTCGGGCAAGACGGTTTCTTCTTCTAATCTTGAGTTTGAATCAGTGGTTAAAGCTGGAGATTCTTGTGACGTTAGTGAAGCGCTAGGGCGAGTAGCGGGCATCTCTGTTTGTGGGTCTGGAGTCATATAAACGGTATCCTCATCAGAGGATGCCGTATCATTGATCTCTTCGACAGTTTGAGTTACATATTCTGCTTCTGGAAAAGAAGAAACCGGCTGGTTTCTTTTTACCGACAAATATCTACGCCAAAGCATATCTTTTACATTAAATATTAATTGCGCTGTAGAATCATTACTCATATCAAAGCTCTCTTTAGATTGCTGTAGATATCGTCTAAACTAGGATTTTCTTTTTCCAAATGCTTGGATAGCTCACCGCAATCTTTATAGTTCAGAAGGTGCTGATACTTGTTATTCTTACTGTAAATCCTTGCAATGGTTTTGTCAGAGACAGCAGTCTCTGAATCAGCTTCTGACGATAAGACAACTTCAATATTGGAATTAGACTTTTCTAGTATATCTTTTAAGGCTTCTTTTTGAGACTGACTGTCTTTTATCTGCTCACAACCATTTATTCCTTCGTTAACCATTTTGATTATAACTCTAATCAGTCTTACTAGATGCGTTAGTTGTAAAAGCTCTCCTAACAACTTTATTTCCGCCATTGCTCCTTGATCGAACAAAACGCTTAAGTTTCTCAATGCATTTATTACGTTGCCAATAAAGTCGTTTATGAATGCCTTCAAGTCTTCAGCAGGCTTTACTAGCCACTTTCTTAAGCTTTCTATTCCTGATAAAGCGACAGTTTCTCCTGTCTTCATAGCTTTTCTGAGCGTGCCAAAATATTCTGTTTTCATATATTGGTTAGAGGCCTGTATGCCGTATCGATTGGTTAAAAACCGCTCCATCTCTTGGAGCGGTGCGATCGCATACTTATTTAAATTAACAGTTGTTCCAGTCTTTAATTTAGGGGTAGGCATCTGCTTGAAAAAATTAGTATTTGGATTTTCAATAAAAGCTTCAGCAGAATTAACAAAGGTATTTTTCTCCACACTGATTTTTTGATATAAGTCCTCTGTCAACCTTGCTTGTTTTGCTTCAAGAGTCTTGATTTTCGCTTTTATTTCTTCGCTACGTTGAGTATGCGGAGCTATTTTATCAGTCAATATTTTTTTGACGTTTTTTTTGAGGCGTTTGATAGATATTTCATTTCTTTTTTTTTCTTTTTTAAGAGAGAGCACCAGATTATATTGTTCAAGAACTGTAGTATATTCAGTACCATCTCTGACTACTTTATGCTTTTTAAAGTAGTCGTTAAAGGCTTTCTCGAATTCATGCCTTTCTAACTCTTTGCGCGTTTGATCCTGAATGTACTTTTTTTCATTTTGAAAAATCCAATTCAAAAGTTTAGTAGCTCTTCTTATTTTTTTCAGCGAGGCTATACTGTCATCTAATTCTTTTGCTTTTTTATTCATACCAGCACTATATAATGCTCCATCACGAATTACATCTTTTGTTTCCTGCAACTCTTGCAACAGTTTATTCAACTCAGCTTCTTGTTTTTTCATTTCTGCTTCATTCTCTTCAGAATCTGAAATAAACAACACATCTCCTATTTGAGCAATAGCCTTATGCACAGCCCCAACTGCCCGATCGACAGCGTCCACAACGCTGTCAGTCATTTTTGCCGCCGCCATCACTATACTTTTTACATACCCAAAAGTTGCGTTAACTCCATTGATGTAACAATTAATAAAAGGCATTATAATAGAGCGTATATTTTCTAAGAACGTCGCAATAGTGCTAAATATGGCTTTTATCATTCCGCCAAGAATCCAGTTTAAATCAAAACTTAACTTACCCAAATCAAGACTATACTTCATAAATAATGCTGGGAGCATTAATGACAGGTTTTGCATATTTGCAGGGCACATCCAGTTTTTCCCAACAAATAATTTGAAGTTACACAATTGATTATAAATCATTGTTGGGTCTAAGTTTGTTTCTACTAACTTGATAAAGTCTTTTATTGCTTGAATGATTTTCCCAAACTCCCAAGCAAACTCTATTCCTGGATATGTAGTTTCTAACTTAAACGTTACATCACAATTGAAGCAGTCTTCAGCGGTTTTTTCTGATCCTAAATCTTCAAGATAGTATTTGTTCAAATCTTTAAACAAGTTGCTTTCAAAAGTTACTTTGTAGGGGTCTACTATTTTTGGACCCTTTAAAGAATGTGCTTTTCCATACTCAGCTTTGCCTGGAGCATACCATTCGTTATTTGGGTCTACTGTTTCACAGTCGAGATCAAAATAATTCTGGACTTCCATTTGGGACTTGTTCGTAGTTTCTTCTTTTTGATCATTTTCTAATTCTGAAACTTCTTGTGCATGTATTGCGTAAAGTTCTTCCTGGGTCTTTGAGGCTGCATCAAAAACGCTTAAGGTGAATTCTGCTTGCATTAGAGGAGATACATGCATGCTAGTCGCATATACTTCAACTTGGGCTGGATTTGCTTTTGCAATCGTCTTTATCAATCCCGCCTCATATTTAAGTATTGCTAAGTCAATGTCAGGTGCTAATGCAGCTAAGTCTTCTTTATCCATCAGTAACATCCTTATACTTTTTTCTTTTATGCTTTGGTAAAGATAAGTTATGCTTATACTCTAATGCTTTTGCAATAGATCCCATCGCGAAATAGCGCATTTCCTCTTTGCTTACCTGCCTGTTTTCTTCTTGGGCTCTTTGCATCTCTTCATAAAAGTTATCTAAAAAACCATCTAAGTCATCTTTGAAAATAAAATCTCTAGCTATTTTTTTAAAGAGCCTTTGGTAAGTTTCTTCATCCTGAGTATCCTGAGTATTGTTCTTTGTATCAGTCAAAGAGGATTGTGCTTTAAACATAACTATTCCTCGCTTAAGATCTCACTAGATTCGCTTATGATGATTTGTCTTTTCATCTCTAAAAGCGCCAGATAATCTTCGTAGGTAATTTTCTTTTTATTTCCACCGAATATATTATTTGAAGCTTTGGTGAGCGCATTGCTATTACTAATATCTAATGCAAAAGCCTTGTCTTTGACTTCATTGACTATATCACTCTTTAGCTCTTGAAGCTTTTGTTTTAAAACCTTCGCTTCTTTCCTATTTCTTTTTATTTTTTCATCTATTATTTTAACTTCATTTTTAGAATAAACCGGAACATCGTCAGGATTAAACCTGTTGTATAGGTTCTTGAAAAGAGTATCCAGTATATCATCAGGAAGACCAGCAACATTCAAGCTGCTATCTTCTACTGCGTCCGAATCTTTGTTATTTAAATTCCTAAAATTTAAATTCAATTCCTTGTTATAGATATCTTTAAAAACACTACTCATTAGACACCTGCATTCACCACTAGTTTTGTTGTGTACTTTAGCTTTAATTTACTAATTAATATGTTGGGGTCGGTATGACCGGGACAAAAAAGTCGTATCCAAACGGTACGCACATCATCTGTATCGGCTGCTGTGGAAGTTCCGATTGGGGAAAGATCCAATTCGTTAGCAGAGAGAACACTATTCCAGGACTCCTCTTCTGGAAGGTCATATGATTCTAAAAGCTTAAGACTCCACCCCTCAGGGTGAAACAGGTCGTTAGCCAAAACGGTATGCCCCGCCACCTCCTCAACTTCTATTTTTATGTTTTCATAATAATGTTGATTACTAATGGAAGAAATATTTACTGCTTTTATTTCTACACCGCCAGCATAACCGTCATGCGTAGTTTTTATCTTTCCAGGATAAAAACCATCACCTTCAATATAGCTTATTCTTAATTTACTACTCATACTCGATTGCCTCGATGTTTATTAAATCCACGCCTATGGTCGCGTTTCTTTGAAGAGAATGCCATGCCTGTTAGTGCAGAGCCAGCTAAGCCTGCCATCCTTGTAGTTTGCCCTACGTTGAAGTCTGACTTACCTGTCAGAACATCTTTTTTCCATTTAGCACCAGTTCCTGCAGCTTTTAGCTCATCATCAGTTAATTTTGATATTGCATCAATTTGCTGCTGTCTTACACTACTTCCAGTGGTTCCTCTAATTATCTCAGTGCCGGAAGCAGCTGTACTATAAGTGTTAATAGGATTAGTGTCTGGGGTGCCCAACCTATTATTGTGCTGTAATACCGTTATATCATTTTCATAATCGGGGAAAATCTTCTGCATTTTAACATTATCGAATCCTTCACCTAACTCTGAAAGGCTTTTTCCAGCTATATCATCAATAGTAGTGGCAGGTTTTGACGCTATAGTGCTGAATGTTTTATCACCAAGCAAGTCGCCCATGAATTTAGTCTCCATGCCTTGTGCGACACTCTTGCCAATACCTTTGATCCCGCCACCAACCAAACCACCAATAAAAGCTCCTTGAGTACCATCGTTTCCAGTTGCTGCTGCTGCAGCTCCACCCAAGACACCACCCATCCCCATAGCTAGTGCAACCCCACCCAAGCCATGTTCTTGTGGATTGAACGCCTGTGTTAAGAAATTACCTTTGCCTAGATTCGCAGTAGATGCACCCTGCCCAGGGCTTAGTCCAGCTTCGACATCTTTAATAATCGAACTCATAGCGTCGTTAGACAAGACGTTATTAGTTTTACCTGTATGATGGTCAAAATGTTTTTTTGCGGTAGCTACTGTATCAGCTGTCCAAGATGCCTTACTTGTGTCACCTACCAATTCGTCTAGTTGTTTTGAAAAAACATTATCCCACTGAGACGCAATTTTACCTGCAATGTCTCTTCCCAATATAGCTGCACTCATTTCCAACCCCTTTTTGTAGGTTTGTTAAAGATACCTCTTCTCTTAGCATGGGTTAATTCACTTATTGGTTTCATGCCTTGAGCGGTGCCTCTGTATTTGTTTATACCTTCTAGTATAGAAACTTCAGCCTCTCTTTTTCTACCTGTAAAGCTTCTTTCTTGTCTTTGTATATCTAACACATGTAGCGCCCCAGGAAAAGAAGACTTTTTGGCGCCGTTCAAAACATCAGCGGCAGTTTCGTTTATCTTGTCTGTAATCGCTTTCATTTTATGAAATGTCGGCACAGAAGCAAACATCTTATTTCCGGAGTATACTGACTCTTCTAAAACAAGAGCACCTAAAGCTAACATAAGTGCGTCTAACCTGTGGTCTCCAATTTGCTCATTTAGTTTTCCGTAAACGGGCTTGTTGTTTTGCTTGTTATATTTTTCAATCACATAATTGAAAAACTGATCTTTCAATGCTTCGTCTTCATAAGGAAAAACGAAGAGTCTTTCTTGAAGTATCCTTGCAACGTTCTCAACAAGAAAATGCTTACCAGTTTTCTTTATGTCTTTATTCGTTATCGGATCTTTTAATATTATATTAGAGGCAAAATTAAATGCTTTTAACTTATCCGCTATCTTTACAGTCTCTAGGTCTATGTTGGTTTTGTTTGCTTTGGCTCTTAAAGTATATGATTCATATTTTATATCTTCAATGATTGTATGCCCGTACCCTTCGTCGGCATAAATGTAATCTGGTTTCCATTGATAGTTTAGATGCACGAGCTCTCTTATCCATCTTTTAGCAGAGAACTCCGTTGCAGGAACATTGATAGCATCCAAGCCTATCCAAATTCCTTCACCTGGCACATACCCCACAACGTAGAACTCAGTACCTGCATTTTTATTCCAATCTATCCCTATGGCAATAATCATATCCTGCAAGTTCTTGATCTTGAGCTTTGAACCCAAAGTACCTAAATTGCTTGCATCGTCATACGAGTAATCCAGCCTAGCGCTATTTACCCACTCTTTTTTAAACACGCCTTTTTCATCTTCGATGAATACACCCATGTACTCTGATAAGAATGAGTCAGGAGTAGAATCTCTAATTATGTCTTCTTTTATTTCTTCCCAGAATGGAAGTATAGACGTTGGTAGGTGGTCGGACTTAAAGTCCGAACGCTTATGACACCACTCGTGGAACTTGCCCTTCTTGCCAATAGGTGTAGAGGTTGCATATAGTATTGTCTCTGGAGTAGTAGCCAGTATTGGGTTGATAACTTTAGTTAAGACATCTCCTGGAATCATGTCCATCTCGTCGAGATAAATGATGTTCGCAGAAAACCCACGCATGGTTCCACCGCCAGAACCATCCTGTCGCATACCGATACCTGAAACGAAGCCTTGTATTAGAGCGCCGTTTTTAAATACCATCTTAAACGTAGGGGTTTTAACATAAAGTGACTCTCCCGTACCAGAAGTGATCTCGTCTCGTAGCTCAACGTTTCTTTTAATTAGCTTCTCTATCTCTTCAAAAATATTAGTTAGTTGTGCCTGATATGGAGTTACCACCATAATAGTGGGCCCCATAAACACAGACCTGCCCTGTGCGTCTCTACCTCGTTCAAGCTTACTGTTATAAGCATGATAAATCAGTTTTAACGCCATCGCAAAGGTCTTGCCTGATCGACGACCTTCAAGTATCGCTACCCGCTGAGAAGTGCATCTGACTTGTTCCTTTTGATAACTTCTAATAAACCATTTATTGTCTTTATCAGAAAAACCAAACATCAGTTCACACCAAGCCACAGGATCAATAGAGGCCTTTAGTAGTTTGGTTGCATGCTCTTCAGTAAATTTAGTGTCTTTAACTATCTGTTCAATTTTAGAGACAGCCCCATCAGGTAATTTTCTAGGGGTAAAATTACATTTTATCTTATTCTCGCCATATTTATGATGTTGTCTAATCTGACAATTGATACATGCACGACTTGTATCGGTGTTTATTTTACCTTCAAAAGATTTCAATAACGCTTCTGAGGCTTTCGCTTCAGGGTCTTGATGCTCTATGCTGTACTCGTTTATTACGTATAATTCTTTTTTAATTCTTTCATTAATATTTTTATTCATAAAGCTCTCTTGTACTGACTAAACATATCTCTGTTCATATGCATCAATGACGCTTCTTGTCCAAATGCACTTCTTGCATTCAAGTGCGACTTATGAATCGATTGCATCGCTCTTTCACGCATAGTAACAGCATTTTGAGTGAAATAGGCAGCAGTATCTCCTGCATAATTTAGTCCTCTATTCTTATTAATGTTTTCAAATCCTGATTGTAGCGCTCCCATAGTGTTACTTACGATTGATTTTGTTGCGAGCACACCCAGCCCAACAACTCCTAGTCTAGCGATAGAAGACAATGCATAAGCCCCAAACTTAGCTCCACCTACTGCTCCGATAAAGCCACCAGTGATAGTGCTTATGGTGTCGTTCATATTGTATCCTATCATAGAGCTTGCAGCGCTACCGGCCGTAGCACCCAGTTCCATACCAACAGTAGCACCCATGATACCTCCAAGAATAGGAGCCATTCTACCAATCAGCCCGCTTCTTAATATGGGGTTTATTCTTTGAAATCCTCCACCTGCGACGATGCCTCCCTCAGCAGTAGCTGTAACTGTTGCTTCGGAAGCACCGCTAAGCCGAGCGATACTAGTTGTTGCTTCTGCCAGTTCGCTTTCTTTTACTATGGCACTAAACAAACCTGCTTCCGTACCATAGTAATTGCCCAAAACGTCAGCAACCAAGTATTTGCCAAGACCGGTCATACCGTCTGATGCATAAGCATCAGCGGCAAACCAAGCAGTCATACCTATAGGAAGTATTGAGTTTATCAATCCCTGACGCATAACCCCTTGACCGAGTTTACTTCCCAGACCAGCTGCATGCGTGTCTAGTAGACCTGAAGACAAGGTACTCACGGGGCGAAAGGCTCCCGTGCCCCCTCCATGTGGAAGAAACAGCCCCTTCGGACCAGAAACTATAGCTGCCCTTTGTCCGATAGGAAGATCTTTGGCCCAACCTTTGTTGAATAGCTCTTTTTGCATGTATGCAAAGCCAAATCCATGCTGACCAACTAGCGGTTCAGCACCAGCACTATATAATGCTCCTTGAGTCATTTTTGACATAAATGGCGCAACCATTGCAGCTGTGCCTGCAGCTTGTATGAGTCCTACGACATCTTTGGCCTTGGTAGACTCTCTATTGTCGTAAGACTCACCTCGGTCCTTTGCAATGCGTCCGCCGATGATTCCTGCTGAACTATATAAACTGGCTATACTCATAACTACATCCTGGTGTGTCCGATAGGTGAATTGAATTGATTCTTTAAAGCATTCTGCTGCATATACTGCATAGTTTCCAGTCTTCTTATTTTTCTCTGCTGCGCATTCCTAATCATAGTTTGCTGCATTTGCAATTCTTCAGCATGACTATTTTTTGCAAGTACGTCACTAGTTAGCTCCATGTTTCTTTTAGAAACTTTAGATGCTTTGTTTTTACTTTCACTTGTTCTAGAACCTCTGGTTCTCATGAGGCTGCCTATTTCATATTTCTGTCTATCCAATATAGACAGGATAGAATTGCCGGACTCACCGTAAGTTTGTAAACTCATGTCTCCCCAACCGCTCTTCATGCTATCAGGAGAGAATGGCTTTTTATTATTCCTAATACTTTCGCCAAGGTCCGCCAACTCAAGGCTTCTATGATTGTCTATTCCCATTTCTTGAGACTGGTCCATCAAGGATTTCATAGACATCAAATTACTATTTCTTGCTACTTTTCTGGTGTTAACCAAAGTGTTAAAAGTAACACTTTGGCCGCTAGCGTCAGAAACTGTTTTATACGCTTGAAAGTAGGATTCTCGCCACATTCCTTTTTTAGAAGAGTAAGCTCTTTCTTGCGCCTCTTTAAATGCTTTCTGGTCGTATATTTGTGGTTTTGTTTTACTTTTATACGGTAGGTAAGCTGCGGCGCCTCGTTTTAAAAGCTCTAAGTTGACGTTAATCCCATCAGCATAAACCATACCTACTTGACGACCATAGGTACTGTCTCCCTTTTGCATTACGACTCTTACGTCTTTTGCTTTAGAGATCATATCAACAGCAGCTTGCTTAGCAAGCTCTGCATAAGGTTGAGCGGCTCTACCTTGATGCGCAGTCTCTGGAGCATCAATACCAGCTAAACGTACCTTTAAATTTCTATCATTGTTCGTGTCTCTGATAGTAATAGTGTCCGCATCTTCAACGGTGATATTACTCACATCATCAACTTTGTACTCTAATAAGTTCTTTCCTCTTAGCGAGTTGTACTTGCCTGCTTCGACTGTTCTACCACCTGAAATCAAAAAGCTTTGGCTGTTCTTTGCTAAGCCGAGCTCTTTTCTAAATAATGAATTAACAAAAGACTTTAAGAAGAATCCAACGTCACCTTCTTCACTAAAGTGTCGAGCTCCAAATTGAGCCGAAACATACCGCTCGCGCTCTCTTCGTAATTTATAATCATTCAATACTGATAGTGAATATTCTGGAGAACGATACGGAGAACCAAAGTCTGTAAAGTGTTTTCTCAAAACACTAGCGATACCTTTTTCACTCATCCCCGAGAAGGTGTTATAGCGTGCTTTTAATGCAGTCTCAAAATCATCGATAGAGTCATATCCAGATTGTTTAAAGTTTGCTTTTAAGTAAGACTCTTCATCTCCAATAAAGATATTTTTCTTTTTAGGCTTAGGTAAAAAAGAACCGGCTATAAAAATACCTGCTGCGGCCAAATAACCTTTTTTAAATTTAGAAGGAATCTTCCTTGTTACTTTAGAGATAGTTTCAAAAATATCATTTCTAGCAAAACCACGACCTTTTTGTAAAACACTTGGTGCAGTTGTCTTAACGTTAGTTTGGCGAAGTATGTTCTCTTTTTTTACTTCACTAACAATTTCTCTCAAGCCAGTATCTGTACCCTTCTCAAACCTTGCTTGTATTGCATCAATCTGTGCGCTTGAGCTATCGGAATAGCGTCTAGCACGTTTAAGAAACTCCTCATCGTTTGTGATTTCACCCGTGGGCTTATCATACAAACCCTCAAAGTGAACTTTTATGTCTTCAACTAAAGTTTCTTTGCGAGCAGACTTATAATCATCTAAGGCTAGCATATCTTCTATTAGTTCGTTGAAGTTTACCCTTGGCGTAACTTTGGAGCGCGCAATGGGTATTGCCTCAGTATGAGTTACACCAGCAACTTGTTTCGCTTGTTGAACTACATTATAACCGGAAGTGTACTTCCGCATATCATAAGTACCGGTTTCAGCCAGATCTAAAGCATACCTACCTGCACGCTGCTTAAACATAACGTCTTGCAGACTCTCTAAAGGTTCACCAGCCTCGTCGAACAAAACCGTATTCAACCGATCCATTACTTTCCCGTAAACCTGAGCCCTAAATAAAGCTCCTCGACCTTGTTGAGCTTCGCTCACTAACTGCTCTGCACCTGGAAGTGATTGTCTTACTATATTTAAAGCCTCTAATTGATCTAAAGATTCTCGCAAAACAGGATACTCTGAAAGCCTAACGTCACCAAGACCAATATGCAGCTCCTTATCAAACATCCTTTGCATTGCCGAGTCTAAAGTTTTGCCTTCTCTTAATGCTTCTGTAACTCCAAATACACGAGCTTGCACTTCCATTGAAAGCGAAGCGGGTCTATCGCTAGTAGAGATTACACCTTGTTCTATAAGCATAGACTGTTGCATTCTAACCAAATCTAGAATGTCACGTACATCTCCCGCACCTGTAGTCTTTATAAAAACGTCATACAGATCACTAAAGTTACTACTCTTGAACGCAGACGCTCTCGCTTCTGAATACTCTTTTCCCGTTACATAGAACGGTTTACCGCTGGAACTAGATATTCCCGAGACAACTCCTAGCATCGGACTTTTTGTTAAAAGTGGATCAGCCTTAAACTTTTGCATAGTGTTGAGCGTAGCGATTTCGCTTTCATATCCACCAGTACTAAACCTAGACATGAAATTTCGCTCTTTAATTTCATGCATCCCTTGAGAAACTCTTACTTCATTTAACGCATCAAAAGCACGTTTAGCTTCAGCATCAATCTGCGCTCCAAACTGAGTAGACTCAAACGCTGCATTAGCGATCCATGTTACTTTACCTTTTAACAAGCTAGGTAAGTCCTTTGTTAGAATATCCTTCATACTTCTATCAGCAACTAGACTTACCTTTGCTGCAAACAAGTTAGACAGGCTAGCCTCTTCTCCTCTAGATTTTTTAAATAAAGTTTCAAGATCGGCCTCAGTCATACCCTCGTCTAAAGCACGCATAAAAGTTCTAATGGGCCGCAAGGACTCAATAGAGGTAGTTGGATCCTGACCTCTACGTACCAGTGCTTCTCTTAAGTTCTGCTCCGTAGCAAAATACCTACCTTGGAAATAGTCATTATCCAATAAATGCTTCTCTACCGCATCCACATCGTAGGCTCCAGATTGTACCATTCGCAAACTTTCATCAAAAGTTAGCGGGGTTTTACTGCTAGCAATTAAAGTCTCAGCATACTTTATTTCTTTAAAAGTAGTTCCTTTTGGAATCGCCTCATAGCTACCTAGTCGACTTTTAAACTTTAAGTCTGGTGCATCCTCAGGAAAACTCACTAGCTGAGGCTGAGCAACAATCATTGTACCTCTTCCGGTACCTACATCATACGCACCCAATTGAGTAATTGTAGAACCACCAGCCTTGCCCAAAGTCTCGATATCGATAATAACAGAATGCTTCAGTATCTCATTGATAGAGCCAAAAGCATCAGGCCGCATAAGCGAACTTTTGGTTCCATTAGCGTGCATAACCTGTGCGTTTATTAATTCTATTTTGCTACCAACACCAATTTTCATTCTAGCAGTAGTATCAGTAGCTACATCCTTAGAGTCTAGCCGATCAACAATACGTGTAGTCCGGCCTGTTGCTTTATCAACAAACTCGAACTCAATGTTGACGGCGTAGGGGTTATTGTTGATGTAAACAAAATTGTCATTCTTCATCTATTAATATCTCCCGCTTACTAGGGGTAACGTCTATTGCATATAATGCCTCACGAAGCATTGCAATTTCCTCTAATACGCGCGATTGATTTTTATTTTCATGCAACCGGGTCAAAAATTTAGCCTTGGACTCTCTAGTTTCCATGAGTCTCTCGAACCAGCGTTCTTTCCGGCGATCTAATTTTTCTATCATTTCGGTTACAGGGTGCAGCTTAGTAGTCTCAGCCTTGTCTCCGTTTTCATTGAACCCAGTTACATCCGTCATCATAAAGTCTCTACCTTGACCTCTTTTGTCTCCTTGAGACAAAACCAAATGACATCTATTTTTATACAACTCTATCAACGCCAACTCGTTAACAATAGACATCTCTACAGGGTTGCTTGGATCTACATTCAAGTATTGTAGGTACTCTAATGTTTTGTGCTTAACAATTTCACGCTCCATTAAACATTCCCTACCCATAGGATATAGATAATCTTCCCCTATGTCTAACTCTCCCGATTCTGTTCTTCCAGGGATCGGACATTTGCTAATAAAAGGACATTTAGCTGGACCGTAACATACTATAGGCGCGCTGGCGTAGACTCCTGTTTTATACGCGTTGATTCGATTCCTAATCTTTAGCACTTTCTCCTTGGGAAGCTTTGCTAGATATGAGTCGTAGTTATCATTCTCTATTTGGGTCAACAACGCCAGTTGTCTACTTTCTACCTCGTCATTCATATTATCTATCCTTCTTATAAATTAAGACATTGCCAAAGTTAAATACGTATGGTTTCATAATTTTTTACGCAACAAACTATAGGTTATATTTATGAACTCTACAGTATATTTACCAGAAACAAAACTATATCCCTATGCAAGACAATGGAGACTATCAGAGTTGTGGAAACTTAGCGAGAACCTTCCTGTGAAAAAAGTAGCAGTGTCCGACCTCTGGGATGGTATGTATTCAAAGGTATGGTGTTGGCAAAATGAAGACGAAGTAGTTAATAACGAATTCTTTCTACATCACATGAAGCGGGTTCTGGATGCAGACTTAAACTACTCAATAATACTCTCTGAAGAAAACTATATATTTGATGGAGTGCATAGGTTGATGAAGTGTAAACATTTGGGGATAGAGGCAGTGAATTGCGTGCAA